CTTCTAGTATCTCTATGTAGTTATTATCGCCCGATTGTGCCTTTATAGCATTAGTGGATGTTAGGGTTATCTGACAGTTCCTGTACTTCCAAAAGGCATCATCCAAGCTTACAGGGAGGTCTAGTCCAGCTTGACCGTAGTAGCCAAGAACAACAACATCTGTACTACCAAACACGCGTTTATCAATGGGTAAGTACTGGTCAGCAGTGCTGCCGTAAGTGAATTCTTCGATGCTCCTCTTAGCATAACCAATAAGAACCTTATCACCAACCTTCAGGGGAAAGGAGAAAACACCCTCTTGTGTTGCTTGGAGAATAACTGGACAATTGTAGATATTATCTGGGACTATAATATCCCCATCACTCTGCTTTTCCATAATCAGTGGTAGGACGTCAACAACTCTATTAGCTTCATAGTCGGACACAGAGATAATAACTGCTGGGGCTACGGTTTCTATATTCTCTATGGCCCATTTTGAGGTTACGTTCTCAAATACTTTTCTAGGGTTTTTATAAGCACCACTCATTACAGTTTCCTTAATGTTACTTCTGTATCCCAGGCATTTCCCCTGAAGTCTAGGTTATGAATTACGCTTGTTATCTCATAATCACCATTGTACTCTAACTCAGAGAAGCCTCTTAGCCGCATAACCCTGTCCGTACTTATCCTACCGTCAAGGTATGTGGTTAGTTTCAGACTAGTCTTATCAACACCATCGTTGGCATTGGAGGCTGTACCAGAGTTGTCATCCATTGGTTGGATAGTATTCTTTACATTCTCTGGAGTTACTGTGAAAATTACTGCGCTTTTTGATAACGGGGTTTTTACTATTGTAGTATTACTAGAGTCTGTGGAAACCTTTAAAAGGGTGTCCTTTATGGATACCGTTTTCAATGGCTCTACATAAAGCTTACCAAGCGCTGTGTAAGCCCTCATTTCTAAGCTCGCACAGAACCTGTCTATCTCATCGAACAAGTTCCCCTTAGCTGTGTAGCCAGAGAGGAAGGAACTGTTAATTATAGCTAACCCATTACTGCCTTCCTCTGGCAACCTGATACTTCCTATTGGCACCCCTTGAGTCTTGGCTAAGTCCAGCAGATCTCTAAGGACAGCAAGCCTTCTAGTATCTGGGCCGTAGGATTTGCTAATCTTGCTGTTCTTCTTTGTTGTTACACTATCACCACATAAAATGCTAGTGACTTTATCTGACCCTGAGAATGCAGTTGACACTCTTATAACTTGACCAACCATTATGTTTGGTTGTTGATCGTCTTCAATTAGACTTTGATTTTGTAAGTAATCTCCAGATGTTTGCCTGTACCCAGCTCGAAGGATAATAGTATCATCCTTCTTTATCCTTTTAATACTATCATCAGAGATGTTAGTTATAGTTATTTCATTAACTGGTGACTGGTCTTTAGTTTGACCTATCTTAGCTGTTATCTGGAAGTCCCTAAACACCATAAAGTTTGCAGGAACACTGTTGAAGTCCTGTGCCGGTACTCCTACGCTGTTAGTTCCTTTTGAGATTAATCTGGCCCCTCCCACTTTAGGGATTATTTTATCCTTTAGTGGGGTGGCCCTCCCTATCAGAAGCTCGTACTCTTTACCAAACCTAATAGCCATTTAACTCACCAGTTCAGAATAAGAGGAATACACCAACTCATACTCCTTGTTGACACCGAGGTTGTTTCTTCCAGCTACTTCATCAGTTGAGTTAGATGGGAACACGAACAACATTCCTTTACTAAAGTCACCAAGTGTTAGGTGAGCTGTTGGGGAGAAGTTCTCTATTAAGCTAAGGCCATTAACAACAGCAGTACCATCCGATAATGAAATGTCTAACTTCCACCTACCAGTTCTGCTGTTAAATCTGTAAGTGAATAGGTAGCCGTTTCCTGATAAGGATATTTCAGTAGTGTTGTGTGACTCTTTTGGGATTGGTATTCTTGATGGCATGTATTTCTCTCTCTTACAGGTTACCTGTAACGGCTGTATTGAGAAGTTTTCTGGTTAGAACAGCAGCGTCAGTCGCCTTATCGAACACAGTCTTCTCTTTTTCCTTCTGTGCATCGGTGTCATCGAAAGCTGATGTGGATGCAGACTTGTCCTTTTTAACTTGTTCTTGGTCAACATATAATGGATCTATGTCTACAAGTGTATCCACACCCTGAGAGTATAATACCTTCTGCAACACCATACGTATCTTTGCGGATTGCACTACACCAGTGCCAGAACCACCACCGTAACCATTAGTGTTATCTTGGTCAGTATCAAATGATGTTATGTACCAGCCCTTATCTTCTTCGAGGTCTAGCCGATACTTTAGCGTTATAGGGACTTTAGCAATCCTTGCTGCTTTTAGTCCGTCTATATAATCAGAAAAACTTTTGGCTTTACTGTTACTTGTGGGGTTTTTAATATCAGAAATAACACCGCTTAGGGAGCACGTAGGAGCGTCGTTGACATAATTGTCTGACGCTGTTTTCCTGTCTTCCGTTGGGTGCGATGAGAGGGTTGATCTAAGGCTTATGTTTATATCTGTAGTTGCATCTAGGAAATAGAATACATCACCGACCTTCAGGTAGTAAGACATTATTGATCCACCATTTCAAGTAGTGTTCCGATCTCGTTAGTAACACCCATCGTGTCATTAGCTTTTATATTGAAAGTGTTAGTGACATTTTTTGTGGTATTGTTGGCTGCTTTCCTTCTTGTTGTAGCGCTCTGAGTTTGGATAGCACTACTAACACCAGCCCTTGAAGCCTCCCTTCCAGCTTGCCTTGCAGCAACCACTACACCAGCCGTACTATCTCTTGACATAACATTATCTAACAACTCGATAGCAGATAATAATACATATATACCAGTCACTACTGACATAACTCCAGCAGCTATTCCGAAGAACACCCTCATCAACAACCCTGCCTTCTTAGTAGTCCCGTCCATGGCTTCTGCGGAAAACCCTAACACACTGGCTAGCTGATAAACTACATCAACCAGCAGCTCAATGGCCTTGCTTGCAACTACAATTACCACAGTGAAGGCTGGCGCTATGCTTTGTATAAACTTAGTAAGTTTAGAGAATATCTCACTCAAGCTTTTGGCAGTTCCTTTGTTAAAAGCATCACTGATAATAAATTTAAGGCTGTTCTTGAATCTACCAAACGAGGCATTAACCTTCTTCAATGAGGCTGCATAAGCTCCATTCTCCCTAACCATTCTCCTAATCTCCCTGGCAAAAGGAAGCATAAAATCTTTTGACATCAACTTACCAGCAGAGACTAATTCCATAACCTCTCCCTGCGTCATGTTCATAGCACTTGCAGCGGCTTGCATGGTGATGGGTAGGTTCTCGCCTAGCTGCCTTGAAAGCTCCTCCATACTTACCTTACCTTTACTCATTATCTGAGAAAAGGCCAGCATAACTAGTCCCTGTCTTTGCGTATCTAACCCGAATGTAGTGGAGGCTTCGGCAGCAGATAAAAATATCTCTCTCGACTCTGCTGTTGAGAGTCCAGCTCCTCTTGCAGCTACGGCCAATCGGTTAAACGCACCAACACCTGTCTCTATGTCTGTACCAAGAGTCATGGAAGATTTCTTAAGAAACTCGAAATTACTTTGAGCCTCTTCAGCACTACCTGACGCAGCTAGTAACCCAGCTTGCATCGAGTCCATATTCTTACCAATTTTAAATACGGCACTAGCTCCAGAGACTACAGCATAGAAGCTAACCATCTGCAACCCTGCATGTTTAAGGCTAGAACTGAACTTATTGGTAACGGCGTTGCCTTTTCTCATGGATCTGTTGAACTTTTCTTGTTGTCGGGTTATGCCGTTAATCTCTTTCTTAACATCAGAGAAGGCAGACCTAAGCTCTCGTACCTGTTTTGTAGTTTTAGCTACTTTAAGCTTAGCTGAGATGTCTGTAAGTTTACCTGTACTCGATGACAGTCTGTTCCTGAGTGACGGATCGGTAACGTTATGAACCCTATTTTTAGCCGAAGCAAGGTCAACACCTAGCTGCTCAGCTCCACCGACTTGCCTGTTGGCACGTATGCTCCTGGAGATACCAATATCAGCGTTGGCCAGAACATCTGCCCTGTTAGATCTTATCCTCTGCTTGTGCCGATCACTTATACGTACACCAGCCTGTTCAGCCCTTTGTATCTTACTTTGTAATCTTTCTTGCTGTCTTTGGATACCTATAGTTCGCATCCGTTCTGCATTAGATTTTCTTAATAAAGTCGCTTCCTGCTTAAAGGCAACATTTTGTCTGGCTTGTGCTTTGTTTAACTTAGCAAAGACTTTAGGGTAATCCCTTTCCAGTGTCTTGGCATCTAATTTAAGTCTTAGGATGTAATCACTTACTTTATCCAACAGACACCTCCTTTAAGTGTGGAAGTCTTACGACTTATTTTTAATCTCTTGGTCTTTATTAACAGCGTATTCTATTGCCTCTTTTATATGAGTCATTTCTTTCATTTTAAACAACTCATCAACAGACATAGCCCATAACTCAAAGTAACTACAAGGGCAGTGCTTACTCAGTGCCAATGAACTTATAAGCAACTCAAAATGATCTATGTCTGGGGCATTGGCTTCTATTTTAGCCCTAACTAATCTTTCTGTTGGCCCGATAGGCCGCTCATCACTGACTGAAGGGAGGTAACTATTCCGACAAAACCCTTCTCCTCCAGCCATCGAACGAAAGGGATTGACAGGTTCTCCTTGAAAGCCACTTCAATTATAAACAATTGGTCATCAAGCCTTCCACGAAACTCTTCATCAAAGTCAAAAGTTTGTTCATTTTTTGTTAACCCTTCAAGAAGAAGATCCATTAGCTCTTGAAACTCTGGCCGATCTATTTGTTGACTCAGTACAACAGAAAACTCAAAGAAGCTTAAGTCAAATTTGTCAGGGACTACTCCAGCCTCTAGGTCTTCTTTGGCCCGTTCTACAGAGGAGGTGTAATCATTGTATGTGTCCACAGACGTGGAGAGGACTGGGCCAAGTAAGGAGATAGCTTTAGCAAACGCTAGTCTAGCTTTGCTGGCTGGGAGGAGTTTTAGCTGGTATTCATCTTTTGGTCTGCTTCGGAAGACTATTTTCCGAATCCCCATATCGTAGAGGATTTTTGATGTGTTGTCCATAGTTTACCTGTTACTCTTAAGAAGATAGCCCTGCATTGCACAGGGCTCATTATTATTCAGATGACTCTTAGAATACGTAACGTGTTTCTAAGGTAGCCTCTATTGATCCAGTTATTTCTGCAACAACATCAGCATTAAATGTAAAGCCATCAGCATCCTTCTCTTTCAATTCTGAGCAGTAGAAGACCCAAGTGTTTGTGGCAGTTGCCATATCCTCACTCTTAGTCTCTGTAGGACGGGCTTTAATGTAACATCCAGCCAACTCATACAAATACAACGTTCCAGCACCATCAATAGAAATGTTAGCAATAGTTTTAGTGTTGTTGTTAAAGTCATCACGAACAATACGTGATAAAGCTGTGTTTGCTACAGATTGAGCTTGTAGCTGAATCGTTATAGTAGCTGAACGGTCGCTCATAAGAGAGATACTAGTAGCGAAGCTGCCTGCATCTTGGCTCTCGGAAGTTAGTTCAGAGTTTGGGGCAATCTCAATATAAGAGTCTTTAGAGAGAGCACCAGTTAGGTTTATAGCACCAAACGCAATATTGTTTAATCTGGCTGCGTGAATAGGTTCAAAATACATTTATTAACCCTCTGCTGGATCGCGGTATGTTAGTGTCATGTTTAGTACTGTACTGTCAATAGATGCGTCTAAGTAGCAGGTTACTGAACCATTTATGTTACCGTCTGTGCGGTCTTCAAGAGAGATGTCTTTTTCTTTAGGGAGTGTGATCACATAGGGCTTAACTGGATCAAGCGCCTGAGTACCAGAGGCACCACTAACATTTGAATCTAGGAAAGTAGCCCAAACGTTACGCATTAGGTTAAGGTCAGCGTCGTTCATGCCGAGTTTACGCTTACGGAGGAACAAGGTGTCAACCTTACGCTTCAGCTCTTGTCTGAAGTAATTAAGAACAGCAATAGCTTCAATTCGTATACCGGTTGATACTCGGTTTCCTGCAACAACTGCAACACCACCAAGGGATATTACTGTGGATGCATACACCTGATCCAAGTTGTATAACTCATTACCATTCAAAGCGCGGCTGAGATCAAGTACTTGAGCAATACCAAAACCACTCAAAGATTTATAATTAAAGTCATCTCGTCCAGGCTTAACATCTGTAAACTGAGTAATACGAACACACTCTGGGTAGTTAGCCGCTAAGTGGTGGTACATGCAGTGACCGAAGTTGTTGACACTCTCTTTAAGTCTAGCAGGAACATTGTTAGCATCTGGTGTGCTGATACCATCCCAAGCAGCATAAGCTTCAGCAAGTGCAGTAGAAGTAACATACAGTTTCTGGTAGAGGGCTCCTTGAGCTGCCATAGACATCTGGTACGTTGGTGTATGGTCAGTAGCGGCTATGTAAGTCCAGTCAGTATTTATCTCTCGGATAGCTGTAATAGTATCAGCAGCAGTTTCTGTTGCAGAAGAAGTGATAGTTATGTTGGCAGTTGCACTCTCAATAGAGAAGTCATCAGTTCCAGCGACTAGCGAGATAGTTAGAACAGCGTCAGCTCCAGCCCCAACAACAGTGGCAGTGACATGATCTGTAATATCTGTAACAGCGTCTATGGCAGCTTTCCACCCGATAGCCACTTCTTCGGCTGTATCAGTAACTAATGCAGTATGAGATACTGCTAAGGTCGCACCATCGGCTACGGTGACAGTGAAGTCGTAAACTGCGTCTAGCACAACACCAGTTGGTGTTAATGTTGCAGTACCTTTAGAGCGGCCAACAACAACCTTAGCAGGAGCAGCAGATGAGCTAAAAGCACTATCTAGGGCTCTTCGTAAAGGGGTTCCAGATGGGACTACAGAAGAGTATCCATCTATGCTTGTATAGACTGTAGCTCTAGTAGTTGCGTCCAGATGGTTGCAATCAACAATCAATAATGTTGAATAGTCAATTGCAGCAGCAGCAGTCAGCTCCAAGCTAGCGTTGACAACGTTAATATTTTGTAGTGGCACTATATTTCTCCAAATCAGTTTATGGTGCAGTAATTGTTATTGGTGCGGAGACAAGGTTGTCATCGCTATCGGGTTGTCTCAGGTTTAAATCAGCGTTGACAGTCAACACCTCATCTACTGACTCTATTACTCTATCAACAGCAGTAATTTTAACAATAAAAGAAGCGAAGTCTTTATACTCGTTATCAACTATTGTTGTTGTTGAAGTTATGGGGAATGTTTCAGCTACGTTAGCGAAGTCATCTGTGTTAAATATTAACTGAATGTCTTCCCTGACAAACGAGGCATCTAGCTCTCCTGCTATCTCTAGTGCTTTATCTCCATACACGGCGTATGTAATGAAGTAATCGTAGATTATCTCTGTAACCTTATCACCACTAGTATCGTAGTATTTAAAAGTTGTAGCAGCCCCTTGGGCTCTCCTAGTAGCTACGTCTACTATTATAAGTGGGTACTTACCAGTCGGCCTCTTACTCTTACTTTTGTAAACAGCGCCAACAGCGCCAACACCTGTCTTGGTGGTCTGGTGCAGATAGGAACCAACACCCAACCTAGCCGCTGCTATACACCTGCTATAAACATCGTTAAGTGCTATCACGCTATATCTCCGGTATCTGGTACAGCTTGCAGTACAAGTACGTAGTCCCTGTAGTCAGTATCTAGGACGCTACCTGTCCAGTCCAAGACTGAAGACACGAAGTACTTTCTAATACCTATGGTTGTAGTGTCAGCAGAGGTTGGCGTGTAGTCGTCCACTGTACGCAGGGTGTCCTTGGTGGAGAACAGTTTTGCATCTTTTAGGGTAAACCCTTGTGGGGCGTTGATCTGTTGTGCAGCTTGTTTAGTGTATGGTTGCAAATCCCCTACCACAGTTATTGGTATATCCGCTAACTCTACCCAATTGTCATCAGCATCTATAAACCCACTTCCAGCTACTTTCCTACTTATGGTTAGAGTAGTTGTATCGAATAAACTTTTATACTTCCTCATAGAACCCCTTTCTTAACTACCTTAGCTGTGCTCGTCTTTCTAGCTGTGTGGTCTCTCAGCTCGCCAGTGTCTACGAGAGGATCTGGGTTTCCGTCGTGGGCATGAAGTCTAGCGTCACCGAATAAGCTAACTATCCTCTTTACTTGTACCTTTCCTAGGGAATCTAGTAGCCCCTCTAAGTTGTAATCACCACTCCCTGTAAGCCACGCCCCTAGTACCTTAAGTATCTCGGCGTCTTTACCAGCGGGATACACTGCATTAGTTAGTGCCAACACATCTCTTGGTGTCACTCCGTTTTGTCCAGTGGCGTGGTATTTGGCTAGCTCTGGGTAAGTCATGCCAGCAGTAGGGTGTTGCCCTTGTGATTGGAACCAACCCATATCAACATACTTTCCATCAACCTTGGCTATGTCTTTCATGTCTTGTTGGAAGGTCTTACCAACAGCAATAAGTTTTCCGGTTATCATGGCTTACTCTTCGTATATTTCAGGAACTGTAACTAGATCCCCGACATTCCCGTATAGTCCGAAAGCGTTGTTAGCTTTTAGGTTGTACCCGCCGTTTGGCAGTAGTGGGCAAAGATCAGCTAGGCTGTCCACATACCTGTCCCATAATTCATCAGCAGAGTGGTCGAAGAATTCTATCTCTCTTCCATGGCTCTTCTCCCTTCTTACTGAACCACCGGAGATGGCTGCTTTGGCTTTGTTAGCTAAGGCGCACACACGAAGTGTTTTGCATACCACCTCGTCGTAGTACACATCGTCATCACCAACTTTAGAAATTACACTCTCATATTGACGTACTATCTGTGACTCTGTTAAGATATTCTCATCTGGTAAGTAGAGATAAATATCATCAAGCAGGTCTGATCTGTTAATAACTGCCATTGTTTTTCCTAGTCAAATATAATTTCCAAAATTGATAAGCAGGGTTTCCCCTGCCTATCGTCTTCTATTAGGTAGAAGAAGTAAATTCAACAATAAGTTCTGGGTTACGGTTTAGATATAAGCGGTTAGACTCAATCTCGGTTGTAACACCAGTACGAATACCAGCTTCGGTGAACATATACATTGCCTCAGCTTCGGTGTTTACGATACCACGAACCATGGCAGGAGCCAGTTCGATAGTGAAGGTATTACTAACACCAACTGGGAACATATAACCATCGTCATCACCGATCATCTTAGAACCACCGATGATAGTAGCTCCGTAGTTGATGATAGTTATGCCAGCTTCAGAGTCGAAGTTATCATATCGGAATGCACCGTCAGTGATAGTTGGCAAAGCCATAGATGCCAAGTCAAGGCTGTTCATCAAAGGACGACCTAAACCAAGGTTAGCTTGTAGCTCCCACAATTTACCGAACAGTACATCACCACAGACGAGGACAATACCAGAAGCATCTTTACCAGCTTCGCCAAGTTTCTGTTCAATAAGCTTACGCTTAGCTGCTAAGGTTGTACGAGTTTCGAGAATGTCCTTAGTAGCCAACAAGAGGTCAGTTGCTGCTGGACGCGAACTACCAGTAAGAACTGTAGAATAGTCGTAAGCAGTGAATGGGCCACCAGCTAAATAGTTAGCATCAGACACAAGTAGAGTAGCCATACCAACTTCATTCAAAAGATCGAAAGCGTCCAGAGCTTTCCCTTGCTGCAAACCAACAACATAGTCCTCAGTCATTAACTCACTAGTGCCACCGTTTGGAACACGCTTACCATCGTAATCTTGTGGTAATACGTTGTACACAAGACCAAATGATGGGATTGCAAATGCCTCTTGGTGTGGCTTATCCTTCTTGAGGTCAGGGCCACGCTCTGAGTAACTTTTACCGCCAGGGATCTGAGCAGTAACAGGAACAACGTCATACAAGAAACTACGGGTACGGTGCGTATTAACAGCAGGGGTCATCAGGGAGGTCAATAAACGGGGCTTATTGATAAATTTAAAATCACCCTCTACACGATCAGTTAGAGTGAAGTTATGTCCACCAGACAGCTCTTTAAAGAGCTGGGCGGAGCTTGAGTTGATAGATAATTTATTCATTATTTACGTAGTCCTTAAGAAACGAAAGTTGGAGTTACAACAGTAGCGTCAACGATGCCAGCGATACCTTGTTTCTCTAGTTGTAGTAAGAAAGCTGCTTTCTGTGCAGTAAGTGCAGCAGTTACAGAAGAAGCGCCATCAACATCAGTTACAGCCCAGTCAATTTGGTCTGTCTTAACAGAGGCGGGGCCACGAAACATAACAGTTAACTCGATACCACCAGAGCCAACAGTAACATCGTCTACGCTCTCACCGAAACCAGCACGACTACCAACAACAATACCGACAGCAGCACCATCAGGGGCATTTGAATCAGTAGTCAAAGCAGAGATTAGAGTGGTGTTCGTATAGAAGATAAAAGCATCCGAGTCGTTCCAGATTACAGGTAGTCCGATAGGATCGAAAACTGCATCAGTGGCATTCTCTACAGTAAGACGAGCACAGGAGAACTGCACTCCGTGAACGTCAGTGAAACCACCAACGTAGTCGCTTACCATTTTTCGTGAAGTGTCTAAAGTAGGCATTATTAATTATTCCTTGATGGTCTTGTTACGGTTTGATTGACGTTGGGCTAGAGTACCCTCTTCAACTTTAGCTGGTTCAACAGGATCTGCGGAGCCGTGCTCTTTTTGAAGTTGCTTAGCTAACTCATTCTCTACAACAGCTTCTTTACCTTCTAGCGACTTCTCTAGGGCAGACTTAGCAGCTTCAACCTCAGTTACCTTAGCTTCGTAGGCTTCTACAAGAGAGTCTAATGCTTTAGTTACAGAGGTTACAGCTTCGTCAGAAAGCTCTACAAGAGTAGATGTAAGACTGTCTATAGTTTCGTCAGCCAAGCCATATTTAGCTAGTTGTTTTTCTAGTTCAGTAGTTTTACCTACGTTGGCTAGTTTCTTTTCAAGATCTGCGATTTTCTGTAATAGTTCATCAGACATATCGGTTTCTTTTCCTTTGTTTAAGTTTTCATTATCTACCCCTGAAATAACTTCCTCTGATTTTTCAGAGGTAGATGGGGTCGGTTCACTTACACCCTCAGATAGTTTCTTATCTAGGGGTACAAATTCTTCTTCAAGATCTTCTAACAGATCTTCTTGTTCTTTGTTTAAGGTATTCATCGTAAGACCTTTTACTAAATAGAACTCATTTTTCAAGGAGGCCGCACCACCTACAGATGGGTCTGTATAGGCTAAGTGGCTCTTCTTTGCTAAGAAGCTGAAGTTCTTTATTAGGCGTTTAGCTTTAGCCTTTCCTTTAAGCTCTTCAAACTCACTTTTAACAAACTCAACCTCACCATCAGCTCCGATAGAGACACCAGATAAACGTCCCTCTACACGTGCCTTGAAGACTTTAGGACTATTGAACTTAATTTCAACTAGCGGCTGGAGAGCTGGAACTTTAGAATCCCCAAGCATACCTTCCTTCTCATTAACCCACGCTTTAACTATAGAGAATGATTTGGTTTTATGTTTGTGGAAAAGAGATGGTTGAATAATTCCTTTCTCGTTACCTTCGTTAAAAGCTTTAACTAGGTTGTGGACAGCCTGCTCATCTTTGTAGGCGTCACCATGACCATCAACTTCACCGTAGGCTATATACAGAGGTTCTATAACTGTATTGGCTTCCTCATCAAACTGCTTGATAATATGCTCTTCCAACACACCAGATGTGTCTCCAAAAAAGAAATCTAACACATCGGATAATTTCTTCTCAACAGCACTACGTTCTGGGGCAGGGGAATAGACAGTTTCTTTTAGAACCTCTTCCTTACTCTCTGTGTCTATAACGATCTTGCCGCCAGTCATAGAGTACTTAAATCTGTAGTTCTCTACACCATCTTCTTCCCAATTCCTGACGTACAGGTATTCGTCATCGTAGTTAACTACGCTTCCATTACCAAGTGATTCAGAGTACGAGAGATCTTCCAATTGGTTTCGGAAATCATTGGCCGTTTGTTTAGTTAGCTTCATTTATCTACCTTGTCTTTTAATACCACTTCTTTAGTGGCCGTGTCGTAAAGAACATCTTGATCTTTGTGAGTATCAACAACCACATAATTTTTAATTACATCACCTTCAGCCAGTTGCTTGTTCTCAACATTAACTGTAGAGGCTGCACCACCTTGTTGACTACCTCCAGTGCCGCTAGTACCACCAGATTCCCCTGCCCTGCTTTGATCCTCTCCACTAAAGTCTAAGTCATCCAAACCATCAAGTGGAAGGCCGCACCACTTATACACTTGCTCAGTGGCTTCTTTGGTGAGTCCACCAACGCTTTTAGCTCTTTGTATGAACTTCCCAGCTTCATCTAAGGATAATTGGTCAGGATCTTTATAGACAAACTTTGGCAAGTCTTTGTAAGACCAGTCAATATTGTTAGCTGCCAAAAGTGCAGGAACTAACCTGTTCTCAAGTACGCTAACCTTACTTAAGATGGCTTTCTCAATGATAAAGCTGTGTACAGTCCTGCCAGTTGTTGATAGGTTATAAGATGATGTTGTGTCACCTTGTCCTAGTATTAGGTATCCAGCACCAAATGCATTGTATATCTCTGTAGTCTTGTCTTTAATAATAGAGGAAGTGTCAAACTGCTTACCACTACCATCAATCCCAAGTAACTTAATATCATACTCAAACTGAGTTGTGCTCCCCTCAGCTAAGTCCGAACTTAGTATGAAGTAGCTCTGCTTACCAGCGTGCATATTGGCTAACTGGTCTTGGTAAGCTGCATACTCCAGCTCATCTTGTGGGTATAAGTGGTCAGGGTCATTAGCCCTACGCATAAGCTCAGAAGGAACTCTTGCAATCGGGATACCACCAAAGTCTCTTGTAATACCAATTACTTGATACTGCGAGATAATCTCTTTTTCTTTCCAAGGACTAAAACAAGCAACAAGCGGTGACTTACCTTGTGGGTTGTTGTTAGTTGAGTTGTATGTGAAGTGTAATAAACTAGAAGCAGGTATAATCGGATACTTAGTAGAGTCTGTGCTATATCCGTGAAGCGCTTGCAGGTCTGTTATACTACCAAGGTATGGTTTATCTCTTGGTTGGATTAAATAGTTAGTAGTCTTTAAGGGCTTCTGAACAACATGTGTCATGTTCCGTTGATCTTTGTCCCACATCCAAGCATAAACACTCTTCTGTGATCGTGGGCCTATTTGATCTATTACGTAACTACCTTTAAACTGTCCTGTAGTTGCTTTACGTATTGTCAGCTCACTTAGTGAGAAACCATACTTAATATCTGTATTAAAGTTCTCTACAGCACTAAGCCAAGTCTGCCCACGCATGTTGTTGATTGCGTAATTCATATACTCAGCTATAACTTTACTTTTACGTGTGCCGCTGCTTACAAAACTCCCTTGAGCTAAAGCCAAAGTAACTAAAGTTTGTGTAAGGAACAGCGGGTTATACACACAAGGGTCTTGTTCCATTTGATCAAATGTGTCAAATATTTTAGGAACTTTCAACTCCTCTTTCTTTAGTTCATCGACAAAAGAAGAGGCAAGTTTTAGTTGTGGTTGGCCCACTGGAACAGTCGATGGTATTGCAGGGTTTGGCAGACTGTCAGTTTTCTCCAACTTCTGCTTAACACTATTTGTTTTCTTTGTAGTCATTCTAATTCCTAGTGATTAGGGTTTGTTATTAACAACTAAAAACAGTGAATGTTAAAGACCCAATGATTTTATTCTGACCTGCTGGAGTTAGGGAATTAAGACAAGCGTGGAACACACCAGAACCCTCTATATCACCCTTAGCTAACTCGTACTCAACGTACTCATTTATTACATAATCTACTGGGCCAGAGCCATCTTCATTATCCAAGGTCTTGTTTGTGGCACCAAGTACTAGGCCATCTGCCGCAGTGACAACTAGAATTGGAGTTAACCGGCCATCCCTGTAAACGTAAATAGAATTAGTGTTTAACGATATATCCTCGTTAGCAGTAATCCTAATGTAATTACCATATTCACCGTCTATCATAGTTCACCTGAAAAGTTTAAATCTGAAAGTGTAGAGACACCTGAAAAGTTTAAGTCTGAAAGTGCATGTATACCTGAGAAATTTAAGTCAGGTAGTAAGAACCCACCTGAGAAATTTAAATCCTCACCAACAATAATTAGTGAAGGGGCGCTTGTATAATCAACAAAAACGCCTTTTATTAAATAAGAATGACCTTCTGTGTAAATGTTGTACATTGCGACCTACTATTGTACTGTCTTGAATGTGACCCACCTATCATTGGCAGTGGCTGAACTGAAGCGCCATGTGATAACATCCCCGTTTGTATCCGCTGCTAGTCCATCAAACTTATACAGACCGTTGCTGACTTCAGTAATAGTGCCAGACACAGCTATAAAAGAACCACCATCTACGGATCGTTGGCCTGTCACTGTGAGCCCAGGGGCTGGGCTTTTATCGTCAGAGGATAGAACCATAAGGAACTCAAAATTACTGAATACCTCGTTCTTGGCTATACCTTGCTCCCTCAAGAGTCCTGGGAGTGTAGTACCAACCGCAGTGATAACAGTGTCTATACCAGCCTGTGCAGTTGCTAAGGCTCCTGCTGTTGCTAAGCTGGCACTGGTAATAGCTGAGGCACACTGCGAGTTTATCTGCAAGGCTGAAACCTTACCACCATCAACCACAGTTACAGAACCACCGGAGTTATCTGTTAAAGTGAAGTTGCCGTATACCGTTAATACTCCGCCTGTGCAGTTTGCATCTAACGTGATATTCCCACCATCTCCGTGTATCTGGGCTGTACTTGTTGCTGCCAATCGCTTTATATATATATCTGTACTAACCCTAGTACATATAAGGTCTATACTGGTAAGCAGTGCAAAATCGAAGGTTGGCGGTGTGGCGCTTACAGGTCTTGGTATATCTACTGTATACGTATTACTAGCTTGGGCAAATACAACGTCACCACCAAAAGAGCAATCTGTAGAGAAGAAGTCACCTAGCGTGTTCCCGTCGAACCTACAATTATCATAGAACGTCCTTTGGGCATTCGACCCGTCGTCATCTCCTTGTATACGCATTCTATTAAACAAGGTGGAAGACATAGATTGGCCACCTAAATTAACCAACGCCCCTGTACCCATATTAACAACTTCGTAACCATCTAGACCAAAAGGCATAACGCCTAGGTTTGACCCAGACTGTACTCTAAGCTTGTTTAGGTTATTTGCATCAGCAATAGTCTTTGCATCTGTAATGTTATCTGAGGGTGAGCTGGCAAACCCAACCCCTTGACCTGTTCCAGCCACACCATTTACAGTATCAATCCACACAGCATTATCGAGGAATCCTCTTGACACTGTTGTATTAACAGAGGAGATTATAAATTGATCTATAAATAATCGGGGAGATGTCTGTGCAGTGCATCTAAAGTTTATATACGTCCAACCCAGATCTTCACCAACCGTACCTGTATGCTTGGACAGTAAGCTGATCGGTTGATTAATATT